CGATTTAATCCAGCAGGTGCAAACCATGGGAAGAAATTGCGATCGGTATCGCACATTATACCAGCCGCAAATCCTGAGAAAGGTAACCATACAAATTCGCCTGATTCGGCATCTGTAGCTTTAACCCAATTTGCATAGGTACAAGCATAACTAGTACTAACCTCATAATATAGATTTTTTAAAGGCCAATATATGTGCTGAGGAAAATTTGAATCAACCATTTTAGCATCATCTTCATCCCATATACGACATTCCGAAACGAGTTTATTACCCTGCACGAAAATTTGTCTTACAGGATCTGCTATAAATAATGTACCAGGTCTACGTGTAAATTCTACGAACTGGCGGAATATTTCAAATACTGCTTGATACTCATTGGCTATATAACTATTTCTTCCTCCTGTTTCATTTGGACCATATTCAGCCTTCATTAAAGGTGTAGTGATACCATTAGTATCGTTAGCATGAGGATCAGGAGAATCTTCAACATATCTATAACTATTTTCAGTATATTCACCACTTCCAACAACATCTTCTTCTATAATGCCTGGAAGATATATACTGTCATAATATTCACCATTCCAATTCTTATAAAGATGATAAAAGCTTGAACTACTTCCGGCAGTTGTATTTTTTATTTCATCTGCTACAGCATTAAATACTCCGATAGTACCCAACCCACCTTCAACCAATATATCCAAAGGCACATAATCAATATTTTCGGCTAATCTTAATGCTCTTTCAATTTTCGCCCACAGATTTCCTATTACCTTAGGTTTCAACGCTGAATACATCGGCACATAAGGGCCAATGGCATATCCATTTCGAGCTTCATTATATATTCTTACAGCGCGTGTTGTTTTAATAGTCTCACCAGGATTGTCAGGATCATCAATAGTTATATCATTCCAATTCCCACCATTAGATATTAAAGGATTTACTTTTACTTGAATATTATTAGATGATTTATTTACAATATCTTCAATAAAGAACGATTCAGGAAGTGCTCCTCTTACAGGCACTTCTTTGCGATGCATATCTAAACTACCTATATAAGATTCGGTCAATACTTGATCTAATACTATTTGCTGAATACCGTTATTATTATATATAGACTTTCTTAATTTAATTACACCCAATACTATAGTATCATTGTATTTTCTAGGAGTTAAATCCCATGAAGGTATTGATTCGACCATTTCAGAAGTTGAACCAGAGCTCATTCTATATGATCCCGTAAGATCAAAATTAAACATTCCCTTTTCTATAGATGTCCAGTCGCATGCAGAACTATTAGATTGGGTAGTTTTAAACCCGTGAACAGTGTCATAATCTGTACCATATCCAATGGTACTGTTATCACCCAATACTACATACGAACCTTCCATTAATTCATTTGTAGTGCTACGAATTTTGTTCATTACAATCATTCCAGCAGCACTTAAACTGTCAAAACTATTAAAGGTATCATTAGATGACGCAAGATCAGATAATGAGGTTACCCATGTAAGTTGGCCATTAACTAATTTCGAATAATCTTTTTCATCAATAGTTAATTGTTTTGGTTCACCTAAATTAAAACTAGAAACAGCGCTTAATTCTGTTGCATCAATAGCGCTAGGGCTAATAGGATATGCTAAAACGCTATATTGAGAACCATAACCTTCACCGTCTTTTTCACCGTATGGAAGTCTAGTTGCAACTAAATTGCCGTTTTTTTGTAAAATTTGTTTTGCTGTATGATAAAAATAACGTTCCGCTGGGTTTTTGGGTTTACCATAAATCGTTTCAAATTCTGAAATTGAAGTTACATTTATTAATTCATCAATCGGTCCTTGAGGTGCAAAACCTAAGGCCATTACGTTAGTCCCGATAAGATTTTGTGCGTATAAAGAAAGATCTACTTCACGAATCTCTACGCCTGGACTTTCAATTGTTCTATTAAATGCTAATGCCATATTAATACTCCTTTAAATTCTACAATTATTTACCATAAATTTATATCAATTTGATTATTTTTGTATATTATTTTAATCCAAATGCTCAACATCTAATAAATTTATATCAAATTGATTGAATACCATTGTGCAAGAACAATTAATTTCATCAGGTTCTCTAACATTATATTCTATTTTTCCTAGTGAATTAATTAAACAATGGTAATAATTGAATTTTATTTTATGATTGTTGTATTCATCCATACCTATAACATGTAAATCTGTAGTAAAATCGTACTTGTCTTTAGGGTCAGGTAGATTTGTATTTTTTGGACCAGCATATAAACTATATCGCGGATCGTTTAAAATGCTAAGCCATTTCCAAAACAACCAATAATTATTGTATTGATTATCTACTGTAAAGTTTATAGTTATAGGTTCATATACAGGTCTGGAATAAGATGAAGTATGATAAACTTGCCCTTTAAAGGGCATTTCAATAGCATTTGATCTAATTACGGGTGCGGGACAATCATATAACGAAAATTGTACTGCATCTAAATTTACAAATCTATCATTTCGTAATTCTTTAGATATAATAGTTTTCATTACATGCGGTATATTAAAGATCATTATAAACTTATCTCTACGTGATTTATTTAAAACCGCTTGCTCTATAATAATATTAGGTCCTGGATTCATATAATATATTTATGGATTAACCATCAAAGAATTCTCCTCCCCAAGGAATTTCTTGCCAAATTTCCCAACCTTCATCCTTTAATTGATCTATTTCTGATTTTCCCGAATAATTAAAATGAATAGGCATTGGAGCACTATTATCATTATAATATGGGTCAAGTTTATAATCACCATTAGGAAATTCATCTAAAGATTTTATTTTTAATGGTTTCCCACGAGAATCATATTTTATAACTTCAAAATAATTACCAATTAAATCTTCATGTAATATAAATAATGCCCAAAGCATAGCATGAACTCTATCATCAAATAAATAGTTACCAGGTTTTTTCTTCCATGTTCCATTTGGATATCTAACAAAAGTTTCTAATTCATGAATAGTTGCTATATCATATATATTAACAACCTTAAGGCTGTTTATCCAATACCTCATATTTGTTATAGCTTTATTTTTAGAGTTAATATGTGAATATATTCCTAATCTTCCACTTAATTTTTGATTTTCTGATACATATTCAACAATATTGGGATATTTATGAACTTCCTTTAAGGCATCTATAACTTGTCCGCCCGGCCCATTACGTTCTATTAACAATGGTGAATTACCCCATTGATTTCCCATTTTATTTAAAAATTCAGCAAAATGATAAGGTTCCATAGAGGCATCATGAAATTGAGCGGCCAACTGAATATTAGTTAAATCTGTTATATCAAACACTTGTGCGACACTTGCACATCCACCTATTCCATCAGCAACATCTACACCTATAGTATATATATGTTTAGGATCTGGATCTAGCCATACTTTATAATGACCTTCTTCATATGTATATAGGGGATCTCTAGCAATATTGCGTAATTTTTCTAATGTTTCCGTGTCAGCAGCAGATTCCCCGTCATCCACAAATTTATTTCCAAATTCCTGATCAAAGCTTTTACTTTGTTTGATCATAATTTCTTCCATGGTTTCTTTCCATTTTTGATCTCTGCCAGGAATTTCCCACCAGTCAATACGGAAATGCTTCCACATCTTTAAATCACCGCGCTCTGCTGCCGTATAAGTCTTATAGAACAAATTACTAGTCCCCTTAGGTGTACTGACTGCAAATATTTTAGTTGTTTTACCAGAGGATATAATAGGAATAACGGATTCCCAGAATTCTTCCATAATGAAATCCGGGATATGTGCCATTTCATCAATTATCAAAACGTTAATAGACTTACCCCGCGCTGCAGTACTTGAGGTTGCACTGATTTCTATACTGCTGCCATTTGAAAAATATACAGAAGTTTGACCCCATGTTTCTACACCAGGTTTTAGCCAATTAGGTAACATTTCATAAGCAAATTTAATACGACGAAGTAGCTCTATTGCAGTATCTTCTCTGTTAGCAACAATAAGAATACGTTTATCTTCTTGGAAACAGGTCATCCATAATGCAAATATACTCATACAAGTACTTTTACCGACTTGTCGACTAGCTAACGTAATAACAAATCTTTCTTTATCTAAAAGTTTTAATAATTTTTTTTGTGGTTTATAAAGGGTTAATTGTTGTTTACCTTCTTCATTTGTAACAGCCCAAAAGTACTTAGATCCAAAATGTAATAAATTTTTTGAACATTTAGACACTTCACTTACCATATGAGGAGTCCATTCAAATTGGACATCAGCAGTAGGAAGCATTTTGTTTCCTCTATAATATGCAGTTTGAGGACTTATCCCAATCTCTTTATTATTATCCATATATTATTATTTACAAAAAAATTCAATAAGTCAGTTAAAATATGTTTGTTTGGGGTAAATAATTGTAGCAATAAGAACGGAGATTGTATATGGAAAGAATTAACGATGCTGATAATTTAGCAAAAATATTAGTGGAACAAGTGGGCAATGGAAATAAGGGTCAGGTTGTTCCAATTAAAAATATGGAAATAGGTGATGTTGAATTACCAAATGATAAATCTGGCCCTGATGCAGCCATTAAGGCAGCTGGCATTAATAAATTAGAAGATGGGCCTGCTGTAAATCATACACAGTCAATGCCTAA